CATGGTGCTCCCCCCCGAACATTGGTCTCCTTGACATGTTTGGTACAAAGGCCCCTGACAGTGTTCAAGAAGGTACACTGTTTCGGGAGCTATTTGGGGTTGATCAAACTGAGCAGTTCCCTTTATCCCTCACAGACTTGGCCAGGTTGCAAGGGGGACTTGTCGACGCAACTCGCACCCCGGGGCACGTGCTGCGTCAAAAGTATACAATGACCACCATACAGGACCTGATTAACAAAATTACCAAGGTTGTTCCTGTACAGGCCACGCTTACTGAGATGCACGCGCGTAGACAATTCGAGCGTGAGCGAGCCGACCTGTTTCACGAACTCCCATTGGTAGATGAGGACGCCGTTTCACAACCTAAGACCTATTTTTACACCATGTGGCGTCAAGTTGTGAAGAAAGGTAAAGCGTACTTCTGCCCTCTCGTTAAGACGAGTGCGTGGCGCACTAAGATCAGTGCCATAACGGAACCCATCAAGGATTTCTTGATTGCGTTTTGCCAGGCAGTACAGCAAGAAATGGGTGTTAACCCGCAGTACCTACAACTTGCCTGGCTGCAAAAGCTCAAACCCACAACTTTAACCATCATCCTTCAGCAACACAAACATACCGTCTCAGGATGGCTGGCCACCATGACAGCACTTGTGGAAGTATACTCAAATCTGTTTGACGACTTGCGCAAATCATCAGTTGCCATCGTGTCAAGCATTGGAGCTTTCTTTGACATTTGTAAAGACTTTGTGTCACAAGTTGTGGAGCTGGTCAAAACAACGTTCACCGCTCAAGGTCCAACAGACTTGGGGTGGGCGGCGGTGTTGGCAGGGGCTGCAATGATTTTGCTAAAAATGTCTGGGTGTCCAGGTGTCATTGGCATGTGGACAAAAGTGCTTAAAATCTGCGGGGGCATTACCACCATCACAGCAGCAGCGCGCGGAGTGCGTTGGTTAAAGGATCTTTATGAGGAGGCTGAAGGACGCAGACTAGCAAAAATGTATATGGCACGTGGTGCTGCCCTTATTGAACTTGCTGCCAGTCGTGAGGTGACAGGCATTGATGAGCTCAAGGGCCTCCTTGATTGTTTTACCATATTGATCGAGGAGGGCACTGAGCTTATCCACAAGTTCGGCACCAGCCCACTGGCAGGTTTGGTACGCACTTATGTGTCCGAATTAGAAACACAAGCAAACAACATTAGATCTACCATTAAGCTTGACACCCCAAGACGGGTGCCCGTTGTTATCATCCTTACTGGGGCACCTGGTATTGGAAAAACTCGCTTGGCACAATATGTCGGCCAGCGCTTCGGTAAAACGTCAAATTTCTCAGTAGCTGTGGATCATCATGATGGCTACACAGGGAACACTGTGTGCATATGGGATGAGTTTGACGTCGACTCCAAAGGTGCGTTTGTGGAGACAATGATTGGGATTGCAAACACGGCACCCTTCCCATTAAATTGTGACAGGGTTGAAAATAAGGGGCGTGTGTTCACGTCCGACTATGTCATTTGCACATCCAATTACCCCACATCTGTTATCCCAGACAATCCAAGAGCTGCGGCCTTTTACCGCAGGGTCCTAACTATTGATGTCAGCGCACCAGATTTAGAGGAATGGAAAAAGAGGAATCCTGGCAAGCGTCCCACTCCAGATTTGTACCAAGATGATTTCTCTCACCTCAAATTGATGCTAAGACCATATTTGGGTTACAATCCAGACGGGGACACACTTGAAGGCCCCAGAGTTGCCCCCACCCAAATAAGTATAGCAGGACTGATAACCCTAATGGAAAGGAGGTTTAAGGAACAAGCTGGGCCCCTGCAGAACCTATGGTTACAAGTCCCCAAGACACTTGTGGAACAGTCCACAAACATGGTCAAAGCATTCATGTACGCCAACCGCGCAGTGTGTGACGTGATACCTAACCCCGCCACCCGTGATATCACTGAGACTGCGTTGTCAAAAATCTTCGTGTGTGGCACCGCGCCACCACCTGAGTTCGTTGGCAAGCACATAGTTATCACTGGCATAGAGGTTGGTGATGCTTCCATCGCTAACTCATTGTTGTCCATGTTCACCACCACTACACGACTGTCTGCCGCAGCTCAAAGAGAGTATATGTACAGAGTATGGAGCCCATTGATCCACATCCAAGACCGCAGCATAAACACTCAGAACCTCCCATACATCAACAGAGTGATCCCAGTAACGTCCCACTGGGACTTTTTGAGAGGTTTGCGGCACCATCTTGGCTTCACATCCATTCCAGGCATGTGGAAGGCATTCCAAGGATGGCGCACATCACAGGGTATAGTTGATTTTGTAGCACACCACATGGCAGATGTCACATTCCCAAGCAACCCAGAATGTACCATTTTCCGCACACCAGACGCGGATGTGGTCTTCTATACTTTTGGCTCTTATGTGTGCTTTGCCACCCCGGCACGAGTGCCGTACGTTGGTACACCACCTACCACCGTCCATTCTAACACACCTCGGTGCATGACTTGGGGTGAGACCATAGCACTCTTGTGTGAGGTGGTTGCCGAGTTTGTCCTTCATTTCGGTCCTGTCATTCTGTCTGCAGCCAACATTGCCTACCTTATGACCAGGGGCTCGAGGACTGAAGAAGCCAAGGGTAAGACCAAGCATGGGCGTGGCATGCGCCATGGCCACAGAGCCGGAGTGAGCCTCTCAGACGATGAGTATGATGAGTGGCGAGATCTGATGCGAGATTGGAGGCGTGACATGAGTGTTAATGACTTCCTAATGCTCAGGGAGAGGTCTGCTCTTGGAATGGACGATGAGGATGTAGCCAGGTATAGAGCATGGCTTGAGATCCGCGCCATGCGAATGGCAGGGGGTGCGTACACACATGCCACTATCATTGGTCGCGGTGGTGTGCGAGATGAGATCATACGCACGGCACCACGCAGAGCTCCAACAAGACCCCAACAACACTATGAGGAGGAGGCCCCCACAGCAATTGTGGAGTTCACGCAGGGTGGTGACCACATTGGATACGGAGTGCACATTGGCAACGGCAATGTGGTGACCGTCACCCATGTGGCATCAACGTCCGATGAGGTCAACGGCAGTGCTTTTAAAATAACACGCACTGTTGGAGAAACAACGTGGGTACAAGGGCCATTTTCACAACTCCCACACATGCAAATAGGCAGTGGTTCCCCGGTTTACTTCACTACACGGTTGCACCCAGTCTTCACAATATCAGAGGGAACGTTTGAAACTCCAAACATCACCGTGAATGGGTTCCATGTCAGAATAATGAATGGTTACCCAACCAAGAAAGGTGACTGTGGCCTACCCTATTTCAACTCCAACCGCCAGTTGGTGGCGTTGCATGCCGGCACGGATACACAAGGTGAAACAAAAGTGGCTCAACGTGTTGTCAAGGAGGTCACCACTCAAGATGAATTTCAGTGGAAGGGTTTGCCCGTGGTGAAGTCTGGACTTGACGTAGGGGGCATGCCTACTGGGACACGATACCACAGATCCCCTGCGTGGCCTGAAGAACAGCCTGGTGAGACGCATGCGCCAGCACCCTTTGGTGCAGGAGATAAGAGGTACACATTTTCACAGACAGAAATGCTGGTGAACGGGTTAAAGCCTTACACGGAACCCACTGCTGGGGTGCCACCACAGCTTTTGTCTCGTGCGGTCACACATGTGCGGTCATACATAGAAACAATCATTGGTACACACCGGTCTCCTGTACTAACATACCATCAGGCATGTGAGCTGCTTGAACGGACCACCTCATGTGGTCCGTTCGTACAGGGTCTTAAGGGTGACTACTGGGATGAAGAGCAACAGCAGTATACTGGTGTGCTAGCAAACCACCTTGAACAAGCATGGGACAAGGCCAACAAAGGGATAGCACCAAGAAATGCCTATAAATTGGCACTTAAGGATGAGCTTAGACCAATTGAGAAAAACAAGGCTGGCAAACGCAGGTTGTTGTGGGGCTGTGATGCTGCCACCACACTCATAGCTACCGCAGCTTTTAAGGCTGTAGCTACCAGGCTACAGGTGGTAACACCAATGACACCAGTCGCTGTCGGTATCAATATGGATTCTGTTCAAATGCAAGTGATGAATGACTCCCTGAAGGGAGGTGTTCTTTACTGCCTGGACTACTCCAAATGGGATTCTACACAAAATCCAGCAGTAACAGCAGCATCACTATCAATACTGGAAAGATTTGCTGAACCCCACCCAATTGTGTCTTGTGCCATTGAAGCTCTTTCCTCTCCTGCAGAAGGCTACGTTAATGACATCAAGTTTGTGACACGTGGCGGCCTACCATCAGGGATGCCATTCACATCTGTTGTCAATTCTATTAACCATATGATATACGTGGCCGCAGCCATTTTACAGGCATATGAAAGTCACAATGTTCCGTACACTGGGAATGTCTTCCAAGTGGAAACTGTCCACACGTACGGTGATGATTGTATGTACAGTGTGTGCCCTGCCACTGCATCAATATTCCACACTGTGCTTGCGAATCTGACATCGTATGGACTAAAACCCACTGCGGCAGACAAGAGTGAAGCAATCAAACCGACTAACACACCAGTGTTTTTGAAGAGGACATTCACACAAACCCCACATGGAGTTCGTGCACTGCTAGACATCACTTCTATAACTAGACAGTTTTACTGGTTGAAAGCCAATCGGACATCAGACCCTTCTAGCCCACCTGCTTTCGATCGGCAGGCACGCAGTGCGCAACTGGAGAACGCACTGGCCTATGCTTCACAACACGGGCCTGTTGTGTTTGACACCGTACGCCAAATTGCCATGAAGACTGCCCAAGGGGGG